TTATGGGTTTTCCCCTTCCAGAGCGATGGCCGGTCCCGTCCCCCACCACCTTACAATTTCCTCTCGATACACTGGCGGCATCAGCTTGGCGTAAATCGTCACGGTATTGATATTGCTCCAATCGCCGTCTGATTTCAGGCGCAACAAATCCCGGTAAACGCAGTAGTGCCAGGATGCCCATGTGTGGCGAAGATCATGGGGCGTAAACTCCGGGACAAATACCGTTCTGGTCTTTTTCGCGCCCGCGGGAACCCACTCCCGTATGCGCCCCGGCAGCCCTGCGCGAGAACAGGCTCCGGCCCATCCATTTTTTATTTGTCCGCCATACTGCCTGCCAGAATCATGGTACCGGTCCCCCAATATAGTCCCCTTTCGGGTTTTTATGGCGGGCCGGAATACATGCCCATCTGTATCGGCAATGCGAGCGAGCCATTTAACAACAGCGGGGCAGAGATCAACGTAGCGCTGGCGTCCCTGCTTTTGCCAGACAACAGCGCGGCATCCGTAAAGGTCCACATCCTTCCATTGCAAGTCTAGCGCCTCAGATAGCCTGCAGCCCGTGCCGATCAGGAAGACGAAAAGGGGTTGCAGGTGTGGGGCGGCGTGCTCAACCAGGTCGGTTGCCTGCTCAGGAAGTAGGAACCGGGTAATGGATGTTGGAACGGAAATAGCCGCAAACGCGGGCCTATCGCACCAGCCTTGAATGGCCCCAAACTCAAGGATTGCTTGCAAGGGAGTCCGTACCGTGCGCTTTTTAGTTGCGGGCGATGCGGCCTCGCCATCTCTGAGTATGCCTGCATATGCAGCGCGCAGGGAGGCGTTGTTGATGGCTGAAAGCTTGGTATCACCAAAGTACTCCACCAGCCTGTCAACATATCTGCTTGTGGCGGGGGAGCGTGGAGCCTCTTTGATGTAGGCAGTCGCAGCGTCCGCAAAAGTTATGACAGAGCGGGTGCCATAGAGTTGCTCTTGCCAGAACTCCGCTTCTCTTTTGCGGCGGTATTCTTCTGCGAGTTTGCGGTTTGTTGTGCCCGTGCTTTCCAGTACCCGCTTACCCCCGACCGTACCCCTGACAAAGAAGTTTTTGGTGTGGGAGAACGTGACAAGCTTGAGTGGCATTCCATACTCTCAATGAGACGTCGATAATCCTGGGGAGAGAACACAAATTTCTTCCCCCACTTCCTGTGGGTTGGGCCGCCGTTATATTCTGGGTTCTCGCGTAGATGCTCAAGCAGGCGGGTGCGCCCTATCTTCCCGCGCAGGCGCTCCAGCACATCGGGCAGCGTCATAAGATCAGGCAGAACCTCACCCATCCACCCCTCCCTTCCCCGGAATAGGCCGGTCGTTGCGCACCTCTGGGATGATTATGGTTTCGGGAGAAGTGCCCGCGACTACCGCGTCTGCTGCTGCGAGGGCCGCGAGAATAGATTTACGGAACTCTCCGCCCTCATATGGTTTCCGCTTACTGTATTGATCGAATGTTTCTCCGCTGGCGAACTGCGTTGTGTGGCTCCATGCAGCATCAACAGCCGCTTCAATTCTTGGGTCAGTCATGTGCGTTCTCCAGCCCCTTCACAAACTCAAGTGCAGCCTGATAATCCATGTGATCAACAGGTTCGCCATCACTGATCCGGTAGATCAGGCCATGCCCCTTAAATTTTCGGGTTATGTCGTGAGCATAGCCCATCCGGTTAAGTCTCTGGTTGAGGCTCATGTTTTCTAGATCAGTCATCACCCCACATCCCGCGCTGCGTCGATGGCTTGGCGCACTGTTCCCTTCATACTGAAAAGCCTGTTACCAATAACGGAGATGCGCCATCCGATTATTGCGTCTTCGAGAGTGACAAATCTGGTTTTATCCAACCAATCCAACCGCTCACTATCGCGCCCAATCTCCGCCCGCACGCGCTGTTCTGCCCGGCGTTCGGCTTCGAGGATAAATGAGGCGATGGCATAGTCATATAACTCAGCAGCAAGTTCTCCACATTCTTCTTCCCCAATATCAACGGTTCCACCATCAAATGTTAAGGCATCAATAAGAGGGTATCCATATGGCTCGTTACCTTCCTCTTTCGTGTGTAGAAGACGGTAATTCCGCATAACGGAAACCAGTTCTTCAATCTGCTCCTCTCTCGTCCTCATGGCGTTATCTCCACAGCAGTTTCAGCTACTTTCCCGCAATCTGCGCCAGCGGCATGGCACTTTGGGCAATAAACGTTTGAGTCTCCGGCATCCGTATTTACGTCTGTGCCGCATTTCTCCGTTGAACCAACCCAACCACAGCGGTCGCATGAGGCTAGATAGAAAGTCTCATTTACGGAGAATGTGCGCCCATCTGGCAGCCTGTATCGTGTCATGGCGCGTCTCCTAGGTTGCGGATTTGTGCCGCTACTCCATTGCAGGCTAAATATTCAAAATCATGCCCTGATTTTTCGTAAGCGTCCTCGCAGAGCCTCGCACACCGCTCCCGCTCTCCCGCCAGCATCTCGGTTATTTGTGTGGGGGTAAGGACGGGGCCGTGGTATTCGTCCCCAGCAAAATCCTCTGGCTCTTTACAGGCCCGTATCGGGCTCACAGTCACCCACTGCTGTATGTCTGAGTACCAGAAGAGAAGATGAGCGCCGACATGGTGCCTGCCGCTCCGCTCAGGAAACATCGGCACACCGGGCCGCTCGGGGTTGGGCCAGTTTGTGGGGTTGGTCATGTCTGTATTCCTCGCGCATACGGAACCCATTGCGCATTTCTGGTGCGTCCCGTGTATCCACATTCTGAGCAGCCCAAACCGCGATCAGGTCCGAACGTCATCTCTGGAACTTCCGTGCAGCCAGAGCACGCGGATGACCAAGATATGGCCTCGCATATTTCAGGAACCTCTTTTTTATTCGGTATGAAGCACCACGCTTTGCGACGATCTAAGCGAAAGCCTGCACGAATATCTGCGGACTCCCATGTCATCGGCGTATCGTTATGGTGTATTGCTCCGTCAGCAGATACATGCGTGCCATTTCTCATTTTTACTGAACCCGACATCACACCTTCTCTCCTGCGCGGGTGTTCCATGCGGCGATGGATGCTTTCCGCGTTCTATGCCGAGTGAACTGTCGGGATTGGCACGATACGCAAAAGGCACGGTAAAACGGCCTCTTGATGCTTACCCTATACCCTTTAATGATTTGCGATTTTCCACCACAAAACGGGCAGCTTTTCAGTTCCGCGCTCATGCCGCACCGCCTTTCAGGGCTTCACGAGCAAGCCGCTTATTACGTTCAGGGTCAAGCGCATTATCGGTATCGTCAGACTCTGCAATTTCTGACAGAACGCCCCGCAACCGCACAACCTCAGCCTCAAGCGCCGCGATCTGGGCTTGGGCATCTGATAGGTGGCGCAGATTCACGGCTCCATCGTATCCGGGATCATCCTCAGCTGGCGGCAACCGCACGAACACGCCGGTGGGTTTTTCGCTCATGAACCCTCTCCCGGCAGGAATTCGCGGACGTGGATTGTTCTCGTCCAATTCCAATGAGGTAATTCATAGCGCTCATTGATTGCTTTTATTTCTGTTTCATGGGCATGACTAACGCCAATATACCCATCTGCACGCTTGAACTCATTAGCCCAAAACTCCCGCGCCACAGGGACTTCGCGGGCGTTCATGACCCGACCAAATATGGGGTTATCGCCGTTCTTGTCCCAGCCGATCAGCATTTCTGATTTCCTTCGGTATCCGAACAAAGGCGTAGCCCCGCGCCCATCGCGTATCTTGAGTTCGATCGGTACTCCGTCCTTATCGCAAAACGGCCCCTCATGCTCCGGCGTGTACGGGCCGATGGGTTCTAGTTTCGTTTTCTGGGTCATGCTGGCACTCCCGCTTCGGAAAAGTCGGCAATCTCCAGTAGCGCACCTTGAGGAAGAGCGAGAAATTTCATCCTCTCGAATTCGATCCGCTCTGGATTGATTGTGGCGCGATGAATTTTTCCGTACCTAAGGAAGCAGATTATGGTGGATAGGCTCATATTGCAGATTGCAGTCGAATGGACCGGCTTGTTCAGGTTGGTGTAGAAAAACCATCCTCTAAATGTTGCGATCTCTATCAGACCAGCCTCATTGTTTGGGATTATCTCTCCGCACAGCCATTTCCTTGGCGCTTTCTTTCTCACTCTCATGCCGGCACCTCATCAACCGGAGCCGCAGCATGTTCCTGCGCGAACTCCGCACGCTTTGCGGCGATCATGTCCTGCACGTCAGACTGCACATCTTCCGGTATGGGCCGTCCGGCCTGCTCGGCGGCAGCAAGTGTGCGCTGCCAAGTCTGCCAGAGCACATCAGTGCATGTTGCATCTGAGCAGCCTGCGAGGCGGCTTTTAAATATTGCCCGATGGTCAATCGGTCGCGGCTCGATGGCCTGCTCTTGGCGCGGTGTTATGTCGATGGTTTCGGTCGGAATGTCTGCTGCCTCGTCTGCGCTGATAAGGCCGCGCAGAACGTCTGGGAAGGCGTCACGCAGGGCAAAGCCGCGGGCGCGCATCTGGAGCATCCGGAGCGGGTATTGCTGCCATGGGCCTTGCTTGGACCAGAGGGAGGCTTTCTTTGCGTCCGCTATGCTGAACTCGCCCCGCACCTCATCACCATCTTTGCGCCGGGCCACGCAGACAGCCTGAAAGTTATCGCCTTCACCCTCGAAAAACTCTTTTACGGACCCGCAAAGCCCAGACCCGCGCACCAGCGCAAGCATGGCATCACCCCAAATGCTCGGGCGTCCGTTAATGACGGCAATGTTCTGGATGGCCTGCATGGGTGCCAGGCCAAGTTCTGAACCCATCTGCACAGCAATCATGATGTTTTCAGGCTTGCCGCGGTAATCCTTGGGCATCAGATCAGAGGATGATGCCATTTTTGCGAAGCTCACCAGCTCCTGAAAGGTGGTTGGTTGCAAAACAGGTGAATGGGCCGTGAGTGCGTTACTCATAATTCAAGCATCCTTGCGGGCGCTAACAACCAGAACGGGCGCGCCACCATTGGTTAGGGAAACGCCGGGAAGATTCTGCTTCCGGGCGAGTTTTTTCATTTCGTTGGTTTGAAACTTGTCGGGCTGAGGCTGCCAGAGTTCAGGGTGCGCGGACTTCAACGCCCCTTCATCTGTCACGAATGGCTCAGGCACTTTCTCACGCAGGCTGGCCTTCCAGTTTTCAGACTGGAAGCCAGTCACACCGTCTTCCTGCATGCGCTTCGCCAGTTCTGGGCGCAGAAGCTGGGCAGCCTGCCTGCCCTTTCTCTCCAGCTCCTCCGCTGCACCGATCAGTTCAAGAAGGCAGGCATCTGTGTTCGCACCATCTTCACGGATTGCCGTAAGAAAATGGCTCCACGCAGCTATGGCTGGACGTAGGATGTCTGCGTGGACCCGGTTGGCCACAGTGAGGAGTGGATCACTCATGTCACCCCCTCCAACAAATGCACTTCGCCCCGGGCAACCCGACGACGGAAAGAGGCCTGCTGTCGTTCACTGTCAGCCAATGACCTGACGGCTTTCTCCATGCGTTCAATCGTGCGGAGCCGGACATCAGGAGAACCTCTGCGCGGATGCAGATGGGTATATTCGTCCCAGCTTACTGCGATGCTGGCCATGAGCGCGTTTTCGGCCTCGATGTCTTCTAGCGTGTTGGTTTCAATATCCATCACGCCACCTCTTTCTTGGCGAAGCGCGGGCGAAACATATCTGTCAGCTTGCCAGTTCTGCGGTCCAGATGGCGGGCAATGCCCGCAACATCATGCATCAAGTTAAAATCGTCTGCATTTTCCAGCCGGGAGAAATCCATAGGGCAGCCACTGGAATGGACCGCGCACAAGTCCATCTGAATATCAAGCATCACGTCCATGGGAATGATTTCTTCCCCCCGCGCCACATACAATTCCGCCACACGACGGCTAATGCGAATGATGATCTCCATCTCTTTAGGCGTGGCGGTAAATTTTACAGACATCACGCCACCTCCATCACATCGCGCCTGTGGTCCGCCAGCGTGAATGGCAAAAGGTCATGGTCCTGCTGGACCTTCTCCCAAATATCGTTGACGTACGAGACAAGTGTTTCCACGCTCTCATTGAGCCACTTCACTTGCTCTTCGCGGATTGCATCGTCAGGGAAGGCCTTTGTCTCAAAGCCCTTGCGCATGCGCTCCAGTTCTGCGCAACGAGCCTCCAGAGCACCAACGTCACGCGCGGCCCATGCCGGAGCACCATCGGTGTTGAACAGCCCATCATCCACAGCGCGTTCATATGCGCTCAAGATTTTCTCTGCCATTTTCCAAACTCCCTCGTGGGAAACATTCGGCCAATGCGGCCACAAGACCCGGCCCGCGAGCCGGGAAGTGCGGGGGCATCAGGGGGTTTCACCTCGGGCTTTTGCGAGGGCGGCGCGGGCGTTTGCGATTACGTCCGCCTTCTGCGCCTCTGGTGAAATTTCAGCAGACACATTCACCAACCGTTGCAAAGCCTCATAAAGCTCCGGCGCAGCGGCGATTAGGCGGGCATCCGGAGAATCAATCCCACGAACCTGGTACCGATAAACGGATGTATCTTTTCTTGCCGCTTCAATCCCGACAATCGACTTGTCGCCAACCTCAAATTTCAGAAGCTCACTCGCGTCAACCAGCACGTTGTCAGATCGGAATTGCGGTTGAGCGCCGCGCATACCCCATCGCCGGAAGCTCATGACGTATTTACGCCCAGAGTGCTTTGTAGCGAGGTAAACATCCGGACATCCGCCAGCACTACCAAACCAAGCCCACGGCCCCTTTGTGAATTTCGGCTCAGTCACCCCTCAACCCTCCAGATAGGGAAGGCGAGGGAAGCCAATCAGATCAGCCCCCACATTCAGAGCGGAGAACAGGACATTCAGCAGATCAGCCGTCACAGCAGGCGCGCTCTGGGAGAGGCAGACGTACGCAATCATCGCGGTCCAGAACACCGCACCGATGGCAAGCTGGACGAACGGGTTGTACAGAGCAGCCAGCGCCCAGCTTGTGGCGATGTAGTCCCATTGCTGGGTGATTGGTTTTTGTGGGTGTGTGGAGCGCATTATGCCGTCTCCACTGTTTTGTTTTTCCAGAGCAGGCAGCGAGATTTTAAAACCCAAATCCCTGCACATTCGCGCTCAATTAAGCAATCAAAGCCACTACCTAATTCGTCCTTAGCTTTTAATGCGCTCTTTCTTGTCCCGAAATACTCGACAGTCTGTGTCATTGCCCATCACCTGTTTGGTTGATGAGACTATGTTGGATTATCTAACTTATCGCGTCAACAGAAAAGTTGGACAATCTAACATTAGCGCATAAAAAATATCCCGGCGCTGGGCCGGGACTGCCATAATCTCTCTTTAAGGGGAGATATGGAGAACGCCAACCCACTTCATTAATCCGATTACAGCGCCAGCAATAACGATGAGTGTGGTAAGTAGTCCACCAAATACCCCAACCATCTGCCAAGGCCCCATAAGCTTGCTGGCTAAGGTGGATGTGAGCGTATCGAGCTTTCCGGAAATCTGGGCAACGCTTACCTTTATGTCCGTCAAATCTTTTTTGACGTCCCTCACATCGTCTTCAAGTCTTGCGATCCGCGCTTCCATTCCCCCATCATAACCTCCCCCATTGCCATTTCCTACATTTTTTTCGGGCCGCATGTACCACGAGTCTGGGCCCTTTGTTACCTGGCTATCGCTCATTATTCTTCAGCGCCCTTCATTTTCTGATCTACAAATCCGCGTATAAACTGGCGCGCTGATCCGCAGTTTGTGCAGAAGAATGTGTATGTGGGCATTAATGACCCCTGTATTGTGGGTATGGCCGTAGTATTTGAGTCGTTGTCTAGGAGTAGAAAGCTGGATGCGGGATGGCCACAAGACTCGCACGGGCGGTTTGCCCCTGTAGCTTCTTGAAATTTGTTTGGGTCAAAACCAGTCAGTGACACTTTTTGTCGCTCCTTATAATCTCTCCATGCAGGGCAATGCCGCTCTTGTTGTTCTCATTTTGTTCTGACATACTCACCCCATGGCACAGCTTGATAGAGTCGAGGGTGAGGGGTTACGCGGCGTCATTATTGGTGACGATCTGCGCGCGAAGCAGAATCATCAAGCTGCGCCGCTCTTCCTCGCCTATAACGCGCCAGAGCTTGAGGAGGGTTCTCTCCTCGGCATCATGGGCGATATCATCCGCATTTGCAGCAAGAGGAGAAGAATCTCCGAGAAGGTAGTCGCTGGAAACATCATAAAAATTGGCTAAGGCCCGCATAGTGTCGCGCCCGGGAATGTCGTGACCCCCTTCATATGCCGTTAGTGTGCTGCGGCTTATGCCTACTGCTTCGGCCACTTCGGCTTGCGTTATGCGCCTTCCATCTCTTTCGGCCTTGGCTAGTCTGGAAGATTTAAGGCGAGCGCCTACGGTGTTTGCGTCCTTCATGTTGGTAGATGACGACAAAAAATAAATCCTTGGGATGGATTTCCCAACATTTCTCTTGCTCGCTAATGTTGGAAAAGCTAACGTAATGGCATGTCTATTGTTGATGAAGCCATTAAGGCGGCGGGCGGCGCTTCCGAACTAAGTAAGAAGTGCGGCCTGCACAGGACTTCGGTTTTGTATTGGCGTACGCTTGGACACATCCCCTTAAAGCGGGTTGATGTTGTGGCCGATGCCACCGGCATCCCCCGTGAAGAACTGCGCCCCGACTTCTTCAAACGCACCCCCACCGAGGAGGTGCGGGTATGATCAACGAAATCAGAGCGCAGGCACTTGCCCATGCGATGGAACTCTCTCGCATACGCATGGTGTCTGAGGCGTCCGATATCGTGAGGGACGCCTCAGTGTTCGAGGCCTACTTAGCTGGGCATATAACCAGTCTGACGACCATCAACGATGCAGCGGGCAGTGTTGAACCAATCCTCGATCTCGGCTCGTGTGATCGCTCCATCCTTAACGGACGTAGTGGGAATGTACTTCCCATCAGCGTGGGCCAGAGTGGAGGCCAAAGTGTAAATCAACCCCTCACGGGTTGTGATGTTGCCGACTGCGCTCATAGTAATTCATCCTCTGTGCAAGATGGTGAAAGCGTGGGGGAGCTTCCGACTCCCTCACGCACTGAAACGGTAGCCGTTACCGGCGACGCCGAGGAAGCTGTACGTACGCATGGCGGTGCAGCATGAAGCGCCCCCCCCCCCAAGCGGACAATGGTACCGCCCGGCTACCGCGCAGCATACTGCCGCCCGCATTACGCAAAGGAATGGACTGCCTTTGGTTCTCCAGCCCTGTCGCCGGACGCCCTGCGCATAGCGGGCCGTCCCCAATGCATCGAAATCCGTGACGGCGATGTGATCATCCTTTGTGTGAAGGTGAAGTAATGGCTCAAACACTCAATCGCTGGCAGGGAATTGGCAATCTGGGGAAAGACCCAGAGGTGCGCACCACGCAAAGCGGAAAGCGAATTGTGAACCTTTCCGTGGCCTGCTCTGACACATGGAAAAAAGACGGCCAAAAGCAGCAGTCCACATTTTGGGCGCCAGTCGTTATTTTCAACGAAAAACTTGGTGAGATAGCCGAAAAATGGCTGCGCAAAGGAAGCAAGGTTTACATTGAGGGGAAGCTTGTCACCCGGAAATGGACTGATCAGAGCGGAGTTGACCGCTATTCGACTGAGGTGGTGATCGACTTTTCGGGCTCTTTCCAGATGTTGGGCGAAATGTCTGAGGGTGGCCAATCTTCTCAGCAGTCGCAGCGTCAGAACAAGCCGCAGAGCAACCCGCAACCGCAGAATAGCGGATACGGCACGCAATCTGGCGGCTGGGGCGACCCGTCCGACCTCGACGACGAAATTCCGTTCTAACCCCCGCACGAACCCATGCCCGTAACTGCATCCTCAATCCCCAACTTCCGCGCGACTTCCGCCAGCAACGCCATGCGCTGCTGGATGGTCGCGTATGGGTGCAGGAACGACCAAAGCTCCGCTGCTCTGACAGTAGACTGCCAGAGGAACGGAGTGTTGTGCATGGCGGCTGGCATTGCGTCACACGCGTTCAACGTGTCCAGCGCATACTGGCCGCCATACTGCACCGTTCCAAATTCGGTCTCCTTCTCCATTGTTTCTCCAGTTCTCGTGTTCCGCAAAACCGAGAATGGAGCAAAGCGATGTGGAATGATCGGGCAATTCCCGCCCGGAAACAGTCAAAAAGTGACCGAAAGTTTCCGCAAATGATGGGCCTTACGCACATGCCCGTCCGAGACCGGCTTTTGAACGCGATCAAGCGCGAGTTCGAGCCTCTCAGGTTTGCAACCGAAATGCTGGCCCGCGCGGCGAAGAAAACGCCCCGGGCTGCACGTAACTGGCTGTCAGGCACGAACGCCCCTGATGCAGAGGCGCTTATCGAGCTGATGGCTTCCAGCAACGCGATAGCGGCAGAGGTCGAACGCCTTGTCGCCGAGCGCCGTAAGGCACGTGAGGAAGAAGAATGCCTTGGTTCAAACTCCGGCTTTGCCGGTTCCAGTGGTTCCGAACGCACAACGGGCCACCACCTTCTGTCCACATAACTTGGGTGCATGTGTCTTGGTTCGATTGGGACACATGGGCGGACAAAATGAAGCGCGCTCTTAGGGCTGCGGAAGAGGAGTTGAAGAAGTGACACCATTCCCAGTTGAAGAAATCCGCAGCCGCCTTGCTGATGCTGTCGATTTGGCAGGCGGTCAAAGCGCTTGGGCGCGCAAAACTGGCATCCATCGCACAACAGTTTCCGAAGTCCTGTCGCACAAACGCGACATACCAGAAAGCATTATCAACGCACTGGGCTACATCGTTCGCCCTATGTGCGTACCTGCCCGGAAGGGGATGAACCGATGAGCGACGACATGACCGGACACAACAGCAACGACCCCGCAGTAGGGGGCATAGCAGCGGACCGGCTGCGCTCGATAGTGGATAGATACATTCGTCTCGAAGAGGAGAAAAAGGCTCTTGCCGCCGATCAGAAGGACATTCTTACGGAAGCAGCGTCTGCGGGCTTTGATAAGAAAGTCCTGCGCCAGCTTATCAGGATTGTTCTGACGAAGGATAAGGCCGCCCTGGAAACGGAAGAAACGCTGCTAGATATCTACCGCCGCGCAATCGGAGTAGGCTGATGGGAGCAGTTATCACAAAAAAATGCCGCGGATGCGGTGGCAATTTTTCAATGCCCGAAAAAGCGTTTCGTTGGCGATGTGAGAATATGGTTGAGCCATCTTACTGCGGAAACTCTTGTAAAAAAACTAGTCTTTATACTTTCCTCCCAAGGCTGGATGTTAGCAAAGGGGTGAATGCGTGCTGGAACTGGACGGGGAGAAAAGACCCGAAAGGATATGGCATTGTGAGTTTCGGGAACAGGCCCGTTTGGACGAGTAGGGTATCTTGGATCTTGCACAATGGGGAGATTCCTAAAGGGCTGGTTGTTTGTCATACCTGCGACAATCCAGCCTGCTGCAATCCAAGGCACCTATTTCTAGGGACATCCAAAGACAATAATGACGATAAGCTCCAGAAGGGACGGCATGTCTATGGTGAAAAAAGTCCGGCAGCTCTCTTAACATATCGAGACGTTCTGGAAATTCGCCGTGTTCCAAAAGTCCGCGGATCAGGGGTACGCTTATCCAAAAAATACGGTGTTTCTACAGCCACTATATCGGCGATCCGTGTTGGACGCATATGGGCAAGCCCTTACGGGGATTATTCTCAATTTGGGAAGGGGATGTGACCATGAAAATAGCATCTATTGACCCCGGCGCGGGCGGCGCAATCGCAATCCTGAACTGGAAAGCCCAGATCGTGGAAGTTCTGGATATGCCCATTGACTATATCAAGGTCGGCAGGACCACGCGCCGGGTGATTAACCCGGCCATGCTGGCAGCACATTTGCGCGCCCATGCGCCCGACCATCTGTTTGTGGAGAATGTTTCCGTCAGACCCGGGGAGGGCGCTGTAGGCGCGTTCTCTTTTGGGCGTGGCGTTGGCGTTATCGAGGGCGTCTGCGCTGCTGCTGGCATCCCCCTGACCAAAGTGCGACCGCAGGACTGGAAGAAGGCTTTGTCTTGCCCAGCCGATAAGGGCGGAGCGCGGCGCCGGGTCTGCGAACTGTTCCCCAAGGATGTGGCGCTATTCTCCCGCGTGAAAGACGACGGACGAGCGGAAGCCGTCATGATCGGGTTGTTTGGCATCCGCGCCATGGAGAACATGGGGATACCGGCATGACAGACTTACCCGCACCCCTAACCCCTCCAGATTGCGACCTGCGGGGCTTGCCGTTTATGCAACTTGATGTCGTGAGAATGATGGATAGCGACCTGTTCGCCCTTTCATCGGGAGACGAATTCAAGGCCGCTATAGCTTTGTGGTGCAAGGCATGGCTGCAATTCCCTGCCGCCAGCCTCCCAGACGATGATCGGGTGCTTGCGCACCTTTCGTGCGCCGGGTCGAAATGGAAGAAAGTGAAGCCAATGGCCTTACGGGGCTGGGTGAAATGCGCAGATGGGCGCTTGTATCATCCGGTTGTCGCTGAAAAGGCGCTTCATGCATGGAAAGCGCGTGTGACACAAAGAGAGCGCGCAGCAAAGCGCTGGCAGAAGCAGGATAAATCCCAAGGCATTGCAGGAAGCGCAGGGAATGAAAATGCCAGCGCAGATGCCACGGCATATGAAAAACCTATGCCACGGCATAGCCAAGGCACATCCCACGGCAATGCCATAGAGAGGGAGAGGGAGAGTAATAAACCTTCACTACGTTCAGGACCGCCGGAACCGGTCGCGGAGCCCGATCAGCCCGTCGATGCCCGAACCATGCTCTTCCGGGAGGGCAAGACGCTGCTGCACCACATGACCGGGAAATCCGAGGCTCAATGCGGGGCGCTCATCGGCCGGTGGCTCAAAACCTGCCGCGACCGCTGCGACCTGCTGCTCTCGATCATCCGGGAGGCAGCGGAGCAGCGGCCAGCCGATGTGGTTTCGTGGATTGAGGGCGCGGTGCGGCATCGATCGTCCGGCGGGGCATCATCCCGCCACGAACGGGTAGCCGAAGCATGGGCCGGAGTGCCCGACATTGAGGGGGTTTAGCCGATGAACGCGATTGCGACCTACCAGCCAACGCCCAGCCACAAGCCGAGCCCAGACCTATCCGCGCTGCTCGATGCCGTCCGCAGCAACGTGCCGGTCACACGCCGCGACCTAACAGCCCAGCGGGTTGCCGAGGCCCGGGCCCTTGCTGCCGCTTCGGTGCAGCCCGCCGCCCCCGAACTGATCGTGGCATGGCTGAAAAAGCTGGCGCTGCTGGTCGTGAATGGGCCGGATGCAGGACGTGCCCGTGGCCAAGCCGAGGCGATGGTGGAAATTTGCGGCGAGCTGCCCGCAGCAGTTTGGTGCCCCGATACCCGCAAGGCGTGGTGCCAACAGGGAGAGCGGGGGAAGTTCTGGCCAGCTCCGGCTGAGCTTTACGCCCATCTCCTGCCATACGCCGAGCGCATCAGGCGGGACGCCATGGCAGCGCAACGGGTTGTGGCCTTGTCCGAGCAGGCGGCCAAGCCCCATGCCACGGTCAGTGCCGAGGAGCGCGCGGCAGTTGCGGCACAGATGGCCGCTTGGTGCAAACGGATGGGCCACACAGAGCCGCAGCCCGACCAGCGCCGTCCTGTGCAGCCCCAGCCCGGGGTGTCCGAGCGGTTGGCCGCGTATCGTCGCCAGCTTGCCGCAGAACCTGGCGCTGGGGTGTGGTTGGCCCCGCTCATTGCCAAGCTGGAGGCGCAGGTGGGGCGGAATGCGCCCAAAGAGCCGCGAGGATTAACAGAGAGCGCAGAGAAGGCCCTCAATCGGTAATCGTTATGTCTGGACGTTAGACTGCCCTGTACGGGCATTGTGGAGGGTTTTAGGGGATGTCGAAAGTTAAAGATTTTCCGATGATCACCATTCGAGTGCAGCCGAACCGGGACCGAACGCATGTTCTGTGGGGCGTGGAAACGATGGACGGAACTCAGGCAAAAGGGTTCGCATACAGCCCGGTTGATGCGATGAAAGATGCCACCGCATTCGTGGAAGCGATGACCATTCCCAGAATTGGCGGGATGACCCAAAAGCGGAATTTGAGGGCAATTGAGGGCGGAAAAAAATGACCACAACCGAATGGGGAACCGGCCACGAACCAGACCCGGAAGAACTGGTGGATTTCATGACCACCGAAGGGTGCGGGCCGGTGCGAGTGCCGGAGATCACGCCGCACCCGGTCCCGCTTCATGCGCCGGAGGAGGGGTTGTTGGATGAGGAGATTTTGGATCTACATGCAGCGTGGTTGCGCGGGCCTTGTGTACAACCCTGTGGATAGCGGGTACTGTCGCAAAATAACGACACGTAAAAACGCAGGGTTGCGCGCGTTTTCGCTGTACATTCGTGGGGTTTTGTGATTCCATCAGGTTTATGATTTCACCTGAAATACACCATACTTGGGCTGATGTTGGCTACGCTGTCGTTAGCAATCCATTTCTGGTCGGAATGGTGGGCGCGGCGTTCGCTGTCAGCATAATCGCGCTCTCGATAGCGGCTGCAATGTGGATTGAAGGCAGATGACCACATCCCCCTTCAAGCCCGCAAACTCCGAAATCTACGCACCGCCCCGAAACTGGGATGTGGCCTGTGCGCTCTGCAACCTGCGTGCTGGGGTGCCGTTGACTGAGGCGCAGAAGGCTTTGGTGGGGAAGATGGAAAAATGAACGGCTCTTTCCGTTGTGAGGGCAAGTTACGCTTTGCGGGCCGGAAACGAGCCGAGCAGCGTGCGCGCCTGATGCGGAAAGTGCATGGACGTTCTCTTGATGCTTATCCGTGCCGCGAGTGTGGCGGATGGCATATCGGCGGGAATGAGTTTTCGAAATACACGCCAAGGCCTGAGCGGCGTTGTGTGCAGATAATGGCGGGGGGTTTGGAGTGAGTGCTGATAGCAGCACGGCTGAGCGCAAGAAAAAGGTTGTTGGTCGGCCATTCAAAAAAGGGCAGTCCGGCAACCCGGGCGGCTTACCGAAAGACCTCAAGGAGGTTATCACGCTTGCCCGCTCTCACACTGTAACGGCCATCAATGCGCTTGCCACGATTGCCCAGAAAGGCACGAGCGAGGCGGCTGTTATTGCTGCATCTGAGGCATTGCTAAACCGTGCATGGGGCAAGCCGAAAGACACGGTCGAGATTGATGGCAACAGCAAGTTGACCGTTATCATCAACAGGGGTGACTGATTGCTGACCAAGCCGCTCCATCCGCTAACCCTTGCTTGGTGCCTTATGTGCGCTCTGGTGACGTGCTACGTTCCGGGGTGGCACGATGTGGGCGGCGCGATGCTGTGTGCGCTCAGCGCCAAAATACTGATCCCGAAATACATAGCGGCATGGCGGAGATAGAGCTACCCGCTGGCGGATGGCGGCCGAGAGAATACCAGAGGCCTTTGTGGCGATATTTGGCCAGCGGTGGCAAAAGAGCCATTGAAATTGCGCACCGCCGATGGGGTAAAGATGATGTGTGCCTACATCATGCGGCGTGCTCCATGTTTGAGCGTCCGGGCTCTTATTGGCACATGCTGCCGGAATTTGCGCAGGGCAGGAAGGCTATATGGTCCTCGGTCAATATTCATACCGGGAAGCGGCGCATAGATGAGGCTTTCCCGCCAGAATTGCGCGAGAATACCAATGAACAGGAAATGTTTATCCGCCTGAAAAATGGCAGCACTTGGCAGGTGGTCGGCTCTGACCGCTATAACAGTCTTGTGGGCGCTGGCGTTGGTGGAGTTGTGTTTTCTGAGTGGGCGCTAGCGAACCCGTCTGCATGGGGTTACATCCGCCCCATGGTGCAGGAAAATAACGGGTGGGCGCTATTTATTACCACGCCACGCGGGAAAAACCATGCTTACACCATGTTTCAGCACGCCGAACGGGCCGAGGACTGGTTTGCTGAGCGGGCGACGATCAATGATACTCAGGCGCTAACACCGCAGCAAATTGAAGATGCTCGCGCTGAGTATGTCGCTATTTTTGGTGAGGACATAGGGCAGGCTCAGTTTGAGCAGGAATATCTTTGCTCATGGACGGCGGCCATACTTGGTGCGTTCTACGCTCGCGAACTATCTGCCGTGCGCAATGAAGGCCGGTTGTGCCGGATTGATGCCGTTCCCGGCTATCCCGTTCACACATCGTGGGATTTGGGAATAAGCGACGATACGGCCCTTTGGCACTTCCAAGTTGTCGGCCCCCAGATACTCATACTCGGCTGCCACTCACAATCTGGCGTTGGGTTGGACTATTACGAGGCCTACATGCGCGATACTTATGCAGCAAAGTGCTGGACGAAAGGCATCGACTACGTCCCGCATGATGCGAGGGCGCGGGAATGGACGGGTGGCCGCACCCGCATTGAAACCATGATGGCAATGGGGTTTAAGCCCCAACTTGTACCTAGCGCAGGTCTAATGGACGGGATCAATGCGGCGCGGCGCACGTTGCCTTTGTGCGTTTTTGATAGCGACACGGAAATGACGGGATTTTCGGCACTCGAAGGCTACAAGCGCAAGTGGGACGATAACAAAAAAGCATTCAGCATGGGGCCAGAACATGATTGGGCCTCACATTTTGCTGACAGCTTCCGCTATCTTGCGCTATCATGGCGAGAAGCGCGGACGGCTGCACCATCTCCCCCGCCTCCTACCATGCAAAATGTGCTTGCTGCTGAGGGCATAATCCCTCCCAAGTTAAAGCCAATTTCACGCCGGAGACGGTAATCGTGGATGATCTGCCCCAGCCTTCCGACACGCTGGAAAGCCCAGATAGTAAGGTTTCATCTGATGTTCTTCTGGCTGCCATAGCACAGGCCGCAAAGGAATTTCAGCCTTGGTATGACCAGTGTGAGCATATCGACAAGATATTCTCGCTGTCACGGTCAATCGGCGGGGTCGCCGCGTATAAAGACCCGGATTTCGATCTGTTCTGGTCCAGCACGGAGATATTGAAGCCTGCCATTTATGCCCGGCCACCAGCGCCAGTGGTCAGTACGCGGTTTTCCATTCGCGACCCGTTTCTTGACCAGGTATCCGAGATGCTGGAGCGCGCACTCGCTACTGCTCTCGATAAGACTTGCGTGGACGCAGTTATGAAGGGCGTTCGTGACGATCTTATTCTCACGGGGCGCGGTGTGTCGTGGATACGACTTGAGGATGATGGTGCCAATCGCATTGTGGTGGAGCATCTTGAGCCGCGAGACTTCCTGCATGAGCCTGCGCGTAAGTGGGCAGAGGTTGGTTGGGTTGCTCGTTGCGCATGGATGACCAAGGCGGAGATGCGTGACAGGTTCGGGGCTGACAGCGGATATGCGGATGCCGCATTCACGTCATCCAATGACCAGCGTGGAATGACGGATGGGAGCGAAAAGGCCCCAGTCTGGGAGGTTTGGAGCAGGGTTGATGATCGTGTTTATTGGGTGGCCGAGGGCGTTTCGACCATTCTGGATAGCCAAGAGCCATTCCTCGCGTTGGATAGCTTTTTCCCATGTCCGAAGCCCGCATACGCAACGCTCAAGCGCAAGACGCTCATCCCTGTTCCCGATTATAACCGGTACTCAAGTACGCTCGATCAGATAAACGACCTGACGGCGCGCATTTATGGTCTGCTCGATCAGGTTAGGGTGCGCGGCCTTATTCCTGCCGGTGGGGACGTGGGTTCAGCCGTGCAAACCCTGCTTGACGAAGCTGACGATGATATGATGCTTATCCCTGTTCCGGCTTCCTCACTTGTGGGAAGCGGAGATATGGTAAGCTGGCTCCCGCTGGATATGTTCGCCAATACCGTAACCGGCCTCATACAGGCGCGGCAGCAGCTTATCAGCGATTTTTACGAACTCTCAGGTATCAGCGATATTATGCGCGGCGCTTCTGATGCGCAGGAAACGCTCGGCGCGCAGCAGCTTAAAAGCCAGTACGGCAGCGTGCGCGTGCGCGAGAAGGTTGATGCTCTGGTTGACCACGCCCAGGGCATTTGCGCGATTGCTGGTGAGATTATCTGCGCCAATTTCAGCGGACAAGAACTGTTGCAGATGAGTCTGACCAAAATGCCAACTGATGCTGACATAAAAAAGCAGGTCGCATCCGTACAGGCCCAATCTAAGGCCGCACTTGCGCATATCGAGCAGAGGGCACGCGAGGTTCAGGCGCAGATGCGGGTACAGCGTGAGTTGCAGGCCGGTCAGCCGCCACAAATGCCCATGCAGTCGCAGGGCGGACCACCACCGCAGCAAATTCCGCAGGGAGCGCCAGCGCAATGATGCCGCAGCAGAACAGTCAGTCGCAAGGCCAGCCACAACCGCAGCCTGACCCCATGCAGGTTCTTTTCCAGCAGGCACAACACATCCAGATGCAGGCACAGCAGCAGGTGCAGCAGCTTGAGCAAACAACCACCATTGATCAGGTGGTAAAATTCTTGCGTGACGAACGGACGCGCTCATTTGCGATTGAAATCGAAACCGACAGCACGATCATGCCGGATGAAGCGGCGGAGAAGCAGTCTCGCAATGAATTTCTTGGCGCATTTTCGCAAGCGAGCGCTGGTGTGCAGCGGCTTTTACAACTTGGACCGCCTGGCGCAGAATTGGCTGGTGGTCTGCTCAAGTTTGCGTTGGCTCCATATCGCGTTGGGCGGCAGCTTGATGGCCTGATCGAGCAGTTTACGCAACAGGCTCCCCAGATTGTGCAGCAGCAAATGCAGAGCCAGCAGCAGGGCCAAGATCCTGCGCTCGCACAGGTACAACAGCAACTGGCGCAGGCTGAGCAGCAGAAGGCCCAAGCGCAGATGCAGAAGGTTCAGGCCGATGCGCAGCTTGCGGCGGCCAAGTTGCAACTTGACCAGCAGAAGGCAAGCGCGGAGGCCCAGCAGCGCCAGCAGTCCTTGCAAATGGAGGCTGCTCGCATGCAGACCGAATACCAGCAGGCGCAGGTTGATCTTGCTGAAACGCTGGCCCGCATTGAGCATGTCAGGGCCGAAACGCAGGCGCTTATTGCGAATGCGCAGACCGCGCGCCAGACGGCGGACAACGACAGCGTTCGTGCCATTTCTGAGGTTGGGCAGGTCCAGTTCGAGCAGGATCAGGCCCTTATGCAGCCGGTGGTAATCAATGACCAAACAGCGTGAATTTAGCAGGCTCGATACCAAGATTGCCTATCCGTGGCCGGTAGAGGCGGATATGCCGTCCGATGTGACTGATATGGACATGAGCGATGTAATTTACGGGCCATATGAGCCTACAGAGATGGAGAGCGGTCCAGCTTCGCCTACCTAAAATATGTGTACATTCGCGCAATACGGTACTATGTTACCGTGCATGCAAGATGCCGTTGAATACGCTTGGTTTGATGATGGTCGCGGGCGCGCGACATATCGGCGCGTCCCTTCTGAACGCGCAGCGCGGTCAGACCTTCCTTGCCCCATGCTGATTACGGACACGATAGACGAGACCCAGAGCATGGCGGACGGGCAGTTTTACACGTCCAAGCGTGCTTTGCGGCGCACTTATCGTGCGGACGGGAACCCGCAGGGAAAAGAATACATCGAGGTTGGCAACGACCAGAAACCACGCGAGCAAAAGCGGGGAAATTATGTGCGCGATAAGAACAAGGCGCGCGATTCCGTGGACAGAGCAATAGCCGCCGTTGACCGGGGCGAGGGAATACAGGCATGAGCGAAGCACTCACTGATACCACCCAAGACACTCCTTCAACGCAGCTTTCACCCGACACGGAAAGCGTGGCAGTCGGTGCTGGCAATCCTCCAACAGAAGTGCCCGAACCCGAAAAGCCCGCAGAGCCAGCGCCTCCTAAATCACGGCGCGAGGCCATTGAGGCAGCCGCGAACAAGCTGGAAAAAGAGGAGCAGGCCGAAAGCCCAAAGCCTACTGACAAGCCCCCGGAAGCCGTCAGTCCGAAGCCTGACGCACAAGCGAGTACAGGTGAGGAGAAGCCAGCGGAGGCAGGTGGCGACAAACCCGCGAGCGGTCAGCCCGCAGAAGACAAGCCGCAAGACGAGGAACGAAAGCAGCCGCAGGCCCCCAAGCGGTTCCTGCCAAAAGCCAAGGAAACGTGGGCAAACACTCCGAATGCCGTCAAGGCCGAGGTGGCGCGGCTTGAGCGCGATTATGAAGCCGCTGTTCAGCGCAGTTCCGAAAACCAGCAGTTCCGAGAATCCCTCAAGCCATTTGAGGATTTTGCCGAGCGCAATGGCATCAAGCTCTCGCAGGCCCTTGAGGTCTATACCGACCTTGATCGGCTGCTAAAGCAGAACCCCGTGCAGGCGGTCGGGGATATTCTCCAGCGTATCGGCATGCGGCCCGATCAGTACGCTCAGATGGTGCTGCAAAACAGCCCCGAATATCAGGCGCGGATGATGATGCCGCGCGTTCAGGCGCAGCCACAGCCGCCGCAGGTATCGCCCCGAGAACAGCAGTTGCAGCAGCAGTTGGCGCAAGAGCAGGCTGCCCGTGTCAGCGCTGAGGTTATCGCGCCTTTTGCCGCATCCAAGCCACGTTTTGCTGAATTACAGGAAACTGTTGTACGGTGCCTCAATTCTGGTATGATACCGAATGATCTAGCGCCCTCAGAGCGGCTTGAGGCTGCATATGACATGGCTGAGCGGTTAAGCCCGCGCTCTGTGTCCGCCAGCAGCCCCGCCGATCAGGCGCAGACGACAGCCCAGACTGCCAACCCAGCGCGTGCGGGCAAATCTCCACAAGTTTCAGGCGCTCCTTCTTCGGGTCAATCAGCAAACCCGGTGCGTAGGGGTAAGGTTTCACGTAGGGCCTCCATTGAAGCGGCATTGGACCGCGCAGGGGCTTAATTCGTAAGGGTTGGCCGCATGGCAATCACAAGCAATGTGCGGCTTCGGCAGGTGCTTACGGCATCTCTCGAAGACCGCTCCAAGGATATTCAGGACCTTGTTTTCAACAGCAACCCCGTTCTGGCGGTGCTGCGCAAAAACAACCTGTTCAAGCCCTATGACGGGCCGGATATTCGTATCACGCTCGGCATCGACAAGCTGGATGCGCAGTGGTTCACGGGTTATGACAAGCTGGGCAACGCGCCCAAGGAAATCATTAACAGCGCCGTGTTCACGCCCAAGAACGTGGCCGTTGGTTTCTCGCTGACTGGCACTGAAATCCTCGCCAATGAAGGGCGCGCCAAGATCATTGATCTGGTGGATACCTACATGGAGAACGCTGAGGACTCCATGCAGAATGCCATGGAAGAGGCCATTCATGGTGACGGCACTGGCGCTGGTGGCCGCGAAATGATCGGCTTCGGTGGTGCTGTGCCGATTGTCCCGAACGTGGGCGTGTACGGCGGCATTGACCGCGCGCAGGTTCCGATGTGGCGCACTAGCTACTTCAAGGCGACCACAGATTTTCCTGATATTGGGGTAACGTGGGACGTAACGACTGCCCCCCGTATCCTGCGCCGCATCATTGCCAATCGCTCCAAGGGTACGCGCAAGGCTGACCTTATCATCGCGGATGTGGTGTCTTATGACACTGTGCAGACCAGCATGACGGCCATCCAGCGCATTACCAGCAGCGATATGGCAAAGTTGGGCTTCGATGCGCTGGAACTGGCAACGCCTGCTGGCCCGGTTGCGCTGCTGTGCGCTAACGGTGTTGGCACGGTGATGCCTGCTAACACGATCTACGGCATCGACAGCAAGGCGCTGGAAATCCGCTACCACCCCAATCGCAACATGGTTCCGCTGTTCGAGGGGGACGGCGCGCGCCCGATCAACCAGGACGCCATTGTTCAGTATCTCGTTTGGAATGGCGAGATGATCAACAAAAACCCCCGCTATACGTGGCGGCTCGATACCACCCCGGCAGCGGCGTAAGGGAGAACGGATATGACGATTCGCACCAACCCCTCCCTTGGCCCGTCTCTTGACGATGTGATGCCCGCAGACGGTTCGTGGTTTGACGTCAATGGTACCGTGTCCCCCGAGTATGGGGACGTGTCTTTTGATGAGCATGGCTACAAGCGGGTCTGGGCAACCAGTGCCGCAGCCCTGACGGCAGGTGCAACCATCGCCATCGACGATACCGGGAATGCTACGGCTTCGGCTGGTGGGGCTTATACAGCTCCTGTGGCCGTACCTGCTGGCGGCTCCTTCTGGGCCAAAGCAGCGGCCATCTGACGCTTAGGGGGGGCCTGACCGCTCCCCCATTTTTCTTTCAGGGGACAACATGGAACCATCATTCAGCCGCATTGATAAGCCGTTCACCGATTATGAGGTGACGCCGTTCTTCAAATACGAAACGGTGGAGGATGTCGAGGCGTCCCGGCGCGAGAGGCGGCCCGTGGTGAAAACCATTGAGCTTTGCGAGCTACGCATTGCCGGTGAAAAGAATTACCGGCCTATCGTTCCCGCCGACAGCATCTGGCAGGTACAGGCTGGGCAGCCCATCACCTATGCAGAGCGGTTCGGCGCAGAGTACCGGCAGTTCAAGACTGGTGCCACGCAGTCTGGCAGCGGTACGCCCTTGCAGGAACTGGCACCCTACGGCATTTCGCAATCGCAGATCAGCCTGTGCCGGGCTTTGCAGGTTTACTCCATTGAGGCTGTCCATTCGCTCGAAGGGGCCAGCCTGAAAGCCCTTGGCGTTGTTGGGAATGAACTCAAGCGCATGGCTTCCCTCTGGATGGCAGATCAGGCGCGCGGTGGTGAAGCGGCAGACCAGATGGCCGCCATGAAACGCCAGATTGAAGAACTGAAAGCCAAGCTGGCAACGCAGGCCGTGGTAGAAAGCGCTGTTGCAGATGTGGCATTTGAAGCCACAGAGGCAGCGGAGAGTGCGTTTGCCCATATGAGTGACGACGAACTTCGGGCCTTTGTAAAAGAGCGCTCTGGTGGTGTTCTGCGCGGCAACCATTCCCGCGAAACGCTGCTGCGTATGGCTGAGGAAGCCTGACCATGACTGTTCTGGACTGTTTCAAGCAGGCATCCCGGCGCTTGCTGGCGCAGGACCAGAATAGCCTTTTCACTGGAACGGACGCCTTCCAGATCAAGATGCAGGCCATTATCTCGGAAGCCATCCTTGATATTGCCCAGCAGCATGACTGGCTGGCCCTGACCAAGCAATGCACGCTTACCACGGACGGGCAGACAGCGGACTTTGACCTGCCAGCCGATTATGGACGGATGCTGGTTAAATCTGATGTGCATTCGTCCATCTGGTCTGTGAACTATCAGGCGGCAAAAGACCTTGATGAGTGGACCCAGTTGCAGCGGTTCATGCCGTCCACCATTCCGGGGTACTGGATTATCTACGGCGGTCAGATGCACCTTATGCCCGCACCGCGCATTAATGAAAATCCGTGCTTCTGGTATATCGCGTCCAATCTTGTCCGTGGTGATGACGGCACGCTAAAGCCGCAGTTCACGACTGACAGCGACACATTCCTGCTGGATGAGCAGTTGCTTGTTCTGGCGATGATATGGCGCTGGAAGCAGGCCGAAGGTCTGGATTATGCCGAGGATATGCAGAATTACGAGGTGCGGCTGTCTCAGATTGCCACCAAGGACCATGGCAGCAAGCCTATCCGTAGTAGTAGGAACGGCCTGAGCCGCCTTGGTATATGGGCGCTGGCTCGATGAGAACACCAGTTCAGTCTGGCGCGCGCGGGCGCAAGGCGCAGGTTGTCAGTTTCCCGCCGCCAACGGCAGGATGGATCAGCAATCAGAACCTTATTGCCAATACCAGTGATACGCCCGGAGCAGTCGTCCTAGATAACTGGTGGCCCACGCCGCAGACTGTGCGCATCCGCCGTGGGTGCGCGCTTTATGCCCAGCCAGACCAGAGTGCCGACTGCTCATCGCTTATGTCGTATAACGATGGGGGCGTTGAAAAACTGTTTGCAGCCATAGGCGGCACCATATGGGACATTACCAGCGCATCCGCCCCCGTGGCTGCTGTTACTGGATTGACGGGTGGCGAGTGGGTCTCTACCCAATTCGCAACGGATGGCGGCGTGTTCCTCATCGCTGTCAATGGCGTTGACCCGGTCCAGCTTTATGATGGCACGCACTGGTGGCCACTGACCGGAAGCGATATTCTTCTGCTCCAGCTTGGGACCATCACCAAGGATTTTGTCGCTGGGGAGGCGGTAACCGGCGCCACTTCGGGCGCAACGGGCCGCGTTATCTTCCAGCAAGGGTCGCAACTGTATGTGACCAGCACGAACGCGACTGCGTTCCAGTCTGGGGAGGCTGTCTCTGGCGCATCCGGTGGGTCTGCCGTTATGGCCGAGGCCAGCAGCACGTATTGGCCCGGCATAACAGCGGCGTCTGGCTCGTCCATATCTACCGTTGACCCGTCAAAGTTCTCCTTCGTCTGGCCCTATATGGCGCGGCTCTATTTCATTGAGAGAGGCACCATGAATGTCTGGTATATGGCCGCGGGAGCCGTTGCGGGGTCCGTTACGCCATTGCCTTTGGGCGGCGTATTCCCTGCTGGCGGCTCGCTCCTGTTTGGCTCATCGTGGTCTCTGGACAATTCCAGCAGCAACGGCCTGTCAGAGCAGTGTGTTTTCGTGACGGATGCCGGGGAGGTAGCTGTTTATCAGGGCTACGACCCCAATCTTTCATCTTCATGGGGAAAGGTTGGCCTCTACCGTGTGGACAAGCCGCGCGGGAAGCGGGCCTTCATCCGCAATGGTGGGGATCTGCTTATTGCAACGGACGCGGGCCTTATTCCGCTCACTCAGGCCGTCAACCGCAACCCGTCAAACCTTGCTCCGGGGGCCGTATCCTACCCCATTCAGGACGCTTGGATGCAGGCCGTTGCAGAGCGTCCAACGCGCAACTGGCAGGTAACGGTTTGGCCTGAAATGCAGATGGTGGCCGTATCCATTCCAGCTTCCGATAATTACCAACCATATATGCTGGTGGTAAACATGAATACCAGCGCATGGGCGCGGTTTACAAACTGGAATCCCCTTTGCTTTGCGGATATGGGCGGGCAGCTTTACTTCGGCACAACTGAGGGGCGGATTGCTGGCGCGTGGCAGACCGGCATGGATATGGGCGTGCCATTCACGGCAATATACGCACCGCTGTTCCATGATCTTGGTGGTACTTTTGGGGCGAAAATGCCGCGAGATGCCAATGTCATGATGCGTGGGACAAACCAGATAAGTTGGTCGGTAGGGATGATGTACGACTACGTCCTGACCATACCAGCCGCTCCGCAGTCTGCCCCGGTTTCTGATGCTGGCATATGGGATCAGGCAATCTGGGACCAATCACTCTGGAACGACAGTAGCACATTGATGCCTCAGAAGAAGTGGACGTCCGTTTCAGGCATGGGGTATGCCATTTCCCCATGCCTGCAAGTCACCAGCGGGAACCTTGCCCCATTTGATAACGAAATTGTGCGGGTGGATGTTACTTATCTTGCGGGTGGATTGCTGAGTTGAAGGTGGGTCGCCGATAACGAGTATCGGCCCCGCAGCGTATTCCATATTATCCTGAACATAGAGCGCGCTCCTCCCGCTTATCTTCCTCCGCAAGCACGTCATCCCAAAGCTGTGTGATGGCATGAGCGGTTTTAATGAGCGAGCGCTTGCAATTTCCGATGTTCACGTTGTGCGGCTGATTTTCCATGCGGGTCCAGACAGTGACCGCGCGTGAAAGCGCATCCATCACATCGTGACAGCTCATCCTCCCACCAGCGTTGCCACCCCCGAAGGGATGGCTGGCCGTTACGGCGCTTACGCTGGCGTTTGGGAGAAAGGGCGCAGGAACTCCGCAACAGACGGCTTCCATTTAAGCTGCTGCTGAGAACCCTTCCCGCCACGCCGGGACGTATCGAACATCTTGCCGTAAGCAAGCCCCTTGTCGGTCATGCTCCAATCGCTGCCCGTGGACGAACCGGGGGTATGGACCTGCAAGCCTGCATCCACGAGGATCTGATTAACGCGCCGGGGCGGAATGCCGAACGGCTTACCAAGCTGCGTTGGCGTCTGGTAGCTGTCCTCTGTGGTGGCTGGGAGTGCTGCATACCCCATAGCCTCAAGCGGGTTGATGCCCGTGAGCGTGTGCGTGCCACGCGCAGCCATAAGAACCTTCTGGTTCTCGTCCACGTTCGGCAGGAGCGCGACCACATTCATGCAGCGGGCAAAGGCGGTATCAAACGCAGGCTTGCGGATGCGTTTGGGCTTGGGGGCAGTCGGAGAATTTCCCGAGTGCTCAAGCTCCAACCAACGGTCTACCACCTTCTTGCGCTGCCGGGCATCATAACCAGTGATCAGCGTGATGGTATGACTGTGGTCAAGGTGGATAACCTTGATGAAGCCACGATGGTCTTTCTCTACCGTAACCCCTTGAATTTGCTCATTCCTCAAATCTGAGGAATAGCCCAAAATCTGCGAAACCATATCTTTGATGTCGCGCACTACGTTGTCGTGCCGCTTACCTGTCAGTTCAGCAATTTCCTTGCTGGACATGGTAGGACTGGAATTCGGGTTAGAGGGTGTGGTAACAGTATTCATACCAGTGGTTCCTTATTCACTGTCAGAGGCGTCAGGTGTGCCTGCAAGCTGGCCTGACGCCTTTTTTGTTGCTTCATCCAGTAGATCGTTCACGATTGAATTCATGCTGCGCTTCTTAACGAAAGCCAGCGTGTGAAGCCGTTCATAAATATCCATCCTAATCCGAGCCGAAAAATGCTTCGTCTCGCCTGTGTGCAGGTAGGTCATTTGCTTTCCTTTTCCATCGCCTGCTTAAGCTGAAACACGACTTCGCTGTTCATCGTCCGCTCGTTTTCGCGGGCGTTATTCTCAAGCCATGCCTTCACTTCTTCCGGTATTCGGATGTGAATTTGTGGATTTCGTCTGCTCATATTTCCCTCATACCGTTTTGGTATGATTTTATGTACCAATTAGGTATCATTGCCGTCAATACCAAAATGGTAAAAAATGCTCTATGTCCAATTCAGAGTCTCAACTTCACGTTAGGGTGCCCGCTCGGCTTAAGGCTGAAATAGAAAGTGCAGCCAAAGCATCTGGTCGCAGCATGAATGCCGAGATCGTTTACCGACTTGAATCAGGAATCCCTGATGATTCGCCGGGCTTGAGGTTTTTGAAGGAAGAGGCCGCCGAGCTTGAATTCCAGATAGACGGACTTAAGCGCGAGCGTGCGGAGCAGTCTGCTCAAGTGAAAGATTACGAAAAAATAGGCGGCGATCTTGTTGCTAGCGCTATTTTAAGAATGGAAATTCGCGCAACGACTGCAAGGCTTGTCGAGGCTGAAAGCCGGTTGCGGCGGATACGAAGGGTTATTGACGGATGCTAAGGGCCTTATTGCTTATTGCGTTTTTTGTATTTTCGCGACCGGCCATGGCGCAGGACGTATGGCCCATTGGGGCAGAGTTTGGGCTGATAATTTCATCATGCCAAAGCTACTTAAATTCATATCAGAATGGTGGATATAGCGCTTACGAACAAGCTGCATTGGGTTATTTTTCTGCGATCAATGCATTTAGTGTAACGAAAAACAAAAACACAGGGTCGCAGACAAACGCAGAGGGCATTTTAGGAGAAATAAAGCTTTATTGCGTTTATCATCCGTCTGATCAGCTTAGTAAGGCAACTTTAGCGACATACGCAAAAATGCTAACTGATGGGAAGTAGGCGCATAATAGTAGCGTATTAAGAGGGTGTTGGGTGAATGAATAAAAAGTTAGAGACTTTAATAATAAGTGTTGTTTTAGCAGTATCCCTTATTGGTGGAAGAATATATGTTGACGATTACATGCACAATTTAAAAGACATGACTGGCAATAAAACTGAGTTTGTTAGCGATATATATCCTTGGTGCTCATCTAGTGATAAATTTAAAATTTCTGCATGTATGTATTATGTTAGAGGAGTTATGCAATCCGCAAATGTTATAGAGTCTATATTTAAAACTGTTCCCCTTGGATGTAATTTAAATGCAGTTACAGTCAAAGATATTATTTTAGACCTAAATAAATGGGCGGATGACAACAAGGGAGAAGCGAGGGAAACATCTGCTGCTGGCGAGATTCTGGTGTTAGCCAAAAACAGAGCTGTGTGCCCATCTGAGTAAATTCACTAGACCATACCCCCGCCACAAACCCCTGTACTCACACGCGGGCATGTACTAACCTCCCCACATGCTCCGCACTATATCCACTGGCGAAAACGACCCACGCTTACCGGCCTTTATGGAGCGGGCGCTTGGAGTGCAGTTTTTCCCGCCCTTCACTTGCATGGGTCTGGAGCGGGACGGCCAAATAATCGCGGGCATGCTGTTTAACGTGTACACAGGCCCGGATATTCATGTTACAATCGCAGGCAGCGGGTGGACTAGACGCCTCCTGCGCGAAATGGGCCAGTATCTTTTCGATATTCTTCAGGTCGAACGGTTTACGGCAGTCACAGAAAAACAGAACGTGATTGATATCGTAGAGCGTGTCGGCGGCAAGCGTGAGGGAATCCTCCGCAACCATTTTGGCCCAAACCGCAACGGTATTGTTATCGGCGTTCTGAAAGACGAATACCGGTACCGACATGCGGTTAAGAGAACTGATTGTACCCGCGCCTGACGCCGCCAGTCTTGAGCCGTTCCAAGCTCGGAGCGTCTGCGAGATGCCTCCACGTTCGCCCTTGGCAAACATCAGATACGGCATGTTTTTTACATCCCGTTATAGAGGCTATTTCAGAGACATTTTTGTTCTGAAAGTGAAGCTCCCATATCTTCCGCACGGTTGTTTCATCAAGGGATTGGTTCCAGACCGCCTTTCCCTTTGGCATCGCATTTCTGCGCTTTTCTTCCCACGCCGGGACATTTTGGCATCGGGGCGGCCTGACATGCCGATTTCTTTCCATTGCGTCCGTGACATTATCTTTGGGCGTCCCCCATCTGAGATGGGCCGGATTGCAGCACGAAGGGTTATCGCAAGAGTGAAGGGTGTATGCCGCATTACTTGGCGGCGCTCCGTGGGCAAGGAAGCAAGATATGCGCGAGGCAACAATATTTGCTCCGCTGCTGTGCTTGATAAGGCCGTATCCTTTCCAGCTTCTGGATTTTGCAACCCACGGCCAACATTCTTCCTGCCCTCTAATATCAACTTTAGACCAAAACCGTTCAATATCTTTTTCCGAGAGGCGGTCTGGCATTTTTTAAATCTCCTGCGGATGGAATCATATTCTATCTCAACCCGGAGGGTGGTACAATCGTAAGCTCACCAAAAGCCCCTGATCCGTACGCAACGGCTGACGCTCAGAGCCAGTACAATACCATGACTGCTGAAACCCAGCAGCTCATGAACATGACTGACCAGTACACACCGTACGGGAATGTGGTGTATAATCAGACTGGCACAACTCAGGTCACCAGCCCTGACGGCAAAACATATAATGTTCCGAGGTTCACCCAGACTACCACGCTGAACAATCAGCAGCAGCAGACCCTTGATCAGCAGCAGCAGGCCGCGACCAACATAGCGTCAACTGCAAACTCCCTATCCAGTTCAGGCCTATCTGGCCTCACAAAGCCGGTCGATACGTCTGGCGCTCCAGCCTTGCAGACAAGCCTTGGGAGCAACTACAGCAGCAGCCCCGGAAGTAATTATAGTACATCCGTGGGTAATGGTTACACAACCGGACTTGGCAGCGGCTACCAGACCAGCTTCGGCGGAGATGTGTCGCAGGCGTATGACAATGCCAAAAACGCGGTCATGAACCAGCTTACGCCAACGCTTGACCGCAATTCCGAGGCAACGCGCGCGCAGGAGTTGGCTTCTGGCGTGCGGGCGGGAAGCGCTGCTTACAGCGCCAATGAGCAGAGCATTGGCGACAATTACACGCGCGCCGCCAATCAGGCGACAGAGACGGCCCAGAGCGTACAGAACCAGCTATTCAACCAGCAGCAGAGCCAAGCAGAGTTTGGCAACTCCGCCATGCTTAATCAGGCTCAATTCGGCAATGAGGCTGCGCTCAATCAGTTCAATGCCCAGAATAATGCCGCCCTCACAGGCCAGCAGTTTACCAACAGCGCGCTTCTCAGTGGGGCGCAGTTCAATAACGACGCGCGTAACCAGTATTTGAGCCAGTATTACCAGCAGCGTGACCAGCCGCTTAACGAACTGTCTGCGCTTCTGTCTCAATCTCAGGTCAACAATGCCAATACGGCGACGAGTGCAACGCCGCAAACTCAGGTGGGTGGGGTGGATTACGAAGGGCAAGTACAAAACAATTACAATCAGCAACTATCACAGTCCAACCAGTTAACTAGCGGTCTGTTTTCGCTTGGCAATAGCGCTATGGGACTTGGCGGCAAGTTCGCAGGGTCGGATATCCGCATCAAGAAGGATATCCGGATACTTATGCGCTTCCCCAACGGGCTCGGGCTTTATGCGTTCCGCTACAAAGCGAAGCCAGAAGGCCAGCATATCGGCTTCATGGCGCAAGAAGTCATGCAGCATTACCCGGAGGCGGTTGCCACACATCCGGAAGGATATCTGATGGTGGATTACGCACGGGCCGCCAGCCGCCTTCTGGAAGATATCAAGGGTCATTGCAATGGATAACGGGTTCTTCCTATGGGGGAAGGGCGGAGAAAAACTCACGCCCGAAGATATACAGCGCGCACGGGAAGAGGCGGCACAATATACCGCGCAAGGCCGCCAGACGCCCGCCTATAACTGGGCGCAGGGCGCTGCCAATATGCTTGATTCATTCCTTGGCGGCTTTGAAAACGGCAGGGCGGACAAGGCCCAACAGCTGAATGATGATTATAGCAAGGCAACGGTCGCTGCCCTGAGTGGAGACGGCGCTTTTGGCGGCGCCGGGACCGATGCGCGAGACCCGCAGGTAAATCCTTATCTGGGGTCTGATGAGGCCATGAAGTTGGCCGGACCGCAGGACCAGAGCGACCCGTTTGCAGGCGTGGGGACTGACGCGGCCAACCCCTTTACGCGCGACACAGAGACGCCTTCCGGCATAAGCCCAGTTGCACACGCTCTAGTTGCCTCCGCGCAGCCCACGGTCGGGCAGGCAGCGCAGGCGGGGGCGAGCGACATTCTTGCGCAGGGACTGATTGAGCACATCCGGCGGGCCGAAAGCGGTGGGGATGCAAATGCAACCAACCCAAACAGCAGCGCAACGGGCGATTTCCAATTCACCAATCCTACGTGGACAGCCCTACGCCAGCAGCACCCCGAACTTGGCCTTACGGCAGATGGACGCACGGACCCGGCGCAATCTCAGGTTGCAGCCAAGCAGCTTGCGACCGACAATCTGGCTTACATGCTGGCCCATGGGGTGCAGGCCCCCACGGAAGGGCAGGCGTATCTCGCGCATTTTGCTGGCGCGCCAACGGCCACCAATCTTGTACAGGCAGACCCGAACACGCCCATATCCCAGATCATGAGCCCGCAGCAGGTCGCGGCCAACCCGTTCCTGCGCGGCATGACGGCTGGACAGGTTCAGGATTGGGCTGCGCAGAAAATGGGCGGTTCGGGCACGCCTCCCGCGCAAGCGCAGCAGGCGGGGGCGAGCATTTCTGCGCCGCAACAGCCTGCATTTGCTTCATATGCGGACACTGGCCCATCAATATCTCAGCTCGGAGCCATTTTGACAGATCCGCGCCTTAACACATCTGCGAAGAGCTTTGCGTCTGTACTGCTACAAAACAAAATGCAGCAAAACCTGCTCATGCAGCAGGAGCGGCTACGGCAATCTGACCCGCTTTACCGAGCGCAGATTAACTCTGCTAACGCCTTGACTGACTGGCGTACAGGGAAAATGAACAATACTGGACTGACTGGTAGGATGCAGCAGGCCGACGAGTATGCACGCTCGCGTGGGCTGCCTCCCGGCTCTAATGAATACAATCAGGCGGTAGATTTCTTCTTAAAATCTGGGGGAACGAATGTTTCCGTAAATACGGGCAATGGAGGCATAGCTGATGCGGCCTCTAAGGCTTACGCAACAAAATCCGGTGAAAATCTTGCTGCGCAAGAGCAGGACGGGGAAAAATCTGGGTCGTTAATGGGCCTAGGGAAGACGTTGGAGTATCTGGCCCCCCAAATTGGCGGCGGCGGTCTAACTGCGGAAATGGCTAACCGTCTTGGGGCTTATATGCCAGACGGCTGGAAGCCGCAGGGGCAAGGGCAGCGCGAGCAGTTCCAATCCCTTGTAAGTGACGCAATCAGGCAATCGCATGTGCCGGGCGAAGGCCCGCAATCTGATGCCGATGCAGCCCGACTGTCTGCGACAATGCCCCAGATTATGAACTCCACACAGGGCAATATCGCAATTGCGCGTACCATTCAGGCACTGGCGCAACGCAAGATGGACATGGGGCGTTTGGCGGGGCAGCAGGGTAGAGGAGAAATTACACCAGCCCAGCGCGCAGAGGCGGTGAGAAATCTTCCAGACCCATACGCAGCAGTGCGGTCATTCTGGCAGACTGCTCAAAATCCTAACCAGCCAGCCGCGTCGAGCCAGCCTGCTCCTCAGCCTGGCACGCGCACAACGTCCAGCGGCGTGACGTGGAGTGTGCGGTAATGCCCACACTTACGATCAATGGTCGGGATGTGGATGTTGGTGATGAGTTTCTTAAGCTCTCGCCGGAACAGCAGAACGCGACTGTGGATGAAATCGCGCACAGCATGGGAGGGGTACATAGCGCCCAGCCTGATGCGTCCCCATCCATCGCAGAAGGCACCGGTCGCGCATTTGCGACAGGCGTTCCGGTCATTGGCGGCCTGCTGAACCGGGCTGACGCGGCGACAAACGCCACACTGGCTCCGGTTCTCAATGGCCTGTTTTCGCCAGATCAACAGTTGCAGGGCGATTGGTCGCAACGCTACCAGCAGGCCCTTGCTGCTCAGAGTGGATTGGACCAGCAGTTTGCCCAGCAGCATCCAGCCCTGAACACAGGGGCGCAGATTGCGGGGGGTATTGCGTCCACCGCCCCACTGGCCTCCATCGCCATCCCCTCGCGTCTCGCGCAGGCATCGGGCGCGCTGGCTGCCGGTGGTCGCATTGGCCTGACAGGACTTGAGGGAGCGGTCCTAGGAGGAACGGACGCCTACGCACGCGGCGATAATGTTACTCAGGGCGCTGGCATGGGCGCAGTCGGCGGTGCGGGCGGTCAGGCATTGGGTGAGGCCATAAGCGGAGGGGCCGCTCTGACGCGCGCGCTTATGCGGGGAGCAGATGGGCGCGCAACAGACCGGGCGGCGAGTATCGTTCGGCAACTTGGCCAGTCGGATGCTCTTTCTCCCGCATTGGCAGATGCCGAGCTTGCGCGCCTTGGTCCAGCCGCCACGCTGGCAGACCTTGGTCCCAATATGCAGCAAGCCGCGCGCGCAGTGGCATCGGCTCCCGGCTCGGCGCAAAAGCAACTTGTCGAAGCGCTAATGAACCGGCAGGCGCAGGCAGGGCAGCGTATTGAGGGTGCAATGGATGCCGCCATGGGGCCGCGCAGGAATATCCTTGATAGTGCAGACAGAATATCCTCGTCTCGCTCAGCGCTTGCGTCCCCTTGGTATGACAAGGCGATGCCGGTTCCTGTTGCTGACAGTCCGGAACTGCAAGAAATCATCAAAACACCTGCGTTTATGTCTGCCCTTGCAAAGGCAAACACTCTCGCTGGCAATGAGGGTCGGTCTCTATATTCCCCAACGGGCAATATGGGTATGCATGGTCCCGAAATGGCACCTGACGTCAGCAAAATGACGCTACAGGACCTGCATTATATCCAGCGCGCCATGCAGGATAACATTGGAGAGATTAAAACGGGAGCCGGGTTTAAAGACAACGAGGCTTCCCGTAGCGTTGCGGACGTGCGGCGGCGGCTTCTTGGCGTAATGGATGACCTTTCTCCTGAATATGCCACAGCGCGCGGTATTTACTCAGATTATTCCAAGGTCGCGCAGGCCCTTACGGATGGGCAGAAGGTGTTCAGCAACGCCACAACCCCCGATATGCTCCAACGCACTCTTGCGGGCATGGGTGAGTCTGAAAAAGCTGCCTTTACTGAGGGCGCGCGCCAGCAGGTTGCTCAGACGATGGGGACGGCGCGGAATGATGCAAATGCGGCAAAGGCCCTGCTGGACAAGGGATATAACCGGGAGAAAATGGCGCTCATTCTTGGCGATGACGCAGCCGACGGCCTGAATAATGCGGTTGATGCGGAGCGGGCCTTTGCTGCAACTACGCAAGCCGCGCGCGGCGGGTCCATGACTGACCGCAACATACTTGCGCAGCAGATCATCCCCGGCGACCAGAAAACACCCGTCCTGCGCTCGCTTCTCAACCTTCGTTTTGGTGACGCGGCGCTTGGCGTTGGCGAGCGCTTGGCAAGCGGTGCGATAAATGCACGCAACGAGCGAACCCGTGACGCAGTAGCCCGCGCCCTCCTATCCCGCGATGCGTCTGCCTTCGCGCCCGTTGCTCCGACACAGAGCCAAATAGCCCCCAACATTGCCGCTGCCCTGATAGGGGCCGGACTTCCCGCAGAGAGAAACTGACATGCCATATGATGGTAACGGGAATTACACTCTCCCGCCCGCGTACAAAGCCACGCCCGGCACGGAAATCATGACAACGCAGCACAACATGCCGCTGGAGGACATTCAGGCGGCGCTCAATGCTGTTCTGCTCAGGAATGGGTCTGTTCCCGTTACGTCCAATTGGAATATGGGGTCAAACCGCATCACCTTTCTGGCGGATGGCGCGGCGGATACGGACGCTGCGAATGTGGGGCAGCTTAAGGCGCTTCTGAACAATACGGCACTGACCGGGGTTACGACCGTTCCGGCCGTGACTGACTGGACGGCATATCAGCCCGTTGGGGCCAAAGATGCGGATGCCCGTTATGGGCGTTTGGGGTATGCGAACACATGGGTAGCGGCCCAAACTGTGAATGCGGACCAAACTGTTAATGGTGCCTTCTCCACCACGGGCGCAGTGACGTTTACCAACACACTCGGTTCCGTTACCGGGGCACAGGCAACGGGCACCAAAAAGTGGAACCTTTCTCGATCAAGCACCTACACGAGCCTCAACAGCTACAGCGGTTCTGCATGGCACCCGCTGATTATCAATGACGATGATACGGCTGAGACTGCAAAGGGCAAGCTGGCCTTTGATGCCGATAAAGTAAACCGCGCTGGCGATACGATGACTGGGACTCTGTCTATTACAGGTCCGTCTTATGGTCTCACGATAAACTCTAACGCAAACGCAAACGCATCTTCTGGTTTCAATGATGCGTCGATCTTTTTCAACCTAACTAAAAGATTCGGTTACGCAGGCGTGATAGGTCTGCGCGAGGTAGTTGGGGCATCTCTCAATATTGTGCTTTCTGCTTTCAACGGGTCGTCATGGTATGAGTTCGATCTGGTAGCGCAGGGTACAAATCAGGGGCGACTTGTATCTCCGGCAGGGGTTTCTGCGTTTACTTCTGATCTTCCCTTTTCAGATACCACTCTGAAGATGCAAGCTTGGACCGCTTCCGGCTCAGGTGAGGGATACGTTGCCTTCCCTACGGCTTTCCGGTCTGGAACTGTGCCGAAGGTTTTCCTGCAACTGTCGAGGGAGCAGAATAACACTTCGCGTGTTGCCGTCCTTGATATCGTCTCGGGCACTTCCACCCCTAACATAACCAATTCCGGTTTCACATTTCAGCCCTTGGCCTTCTTTGACGGGGCTCCCACCACATCCAATCAACCTTACACGATGCAATGCCTTGCAATAGGGTACTTCTGACATGACAGACCAAACAGCACTAGATGCAGTTAAAGCAGCATATCCTTCCCAGTATTACGGAACGATTGTGGATGGAAAAATCCAGTCGTTCATGGACGTGTGGAATGGATTGGACATCGCCGGGGCACCTGTAAATGTCCTTACGCTCGGTGCCGCTTCGACTATGGCAGCACTTACCAGCGGACAGTGGGAACTCGCACAGGTACCATCTGTGAGTGGTATGCTCAATGTGTTCACCAGCGGCACGGCAATCCAGTACGGTAGCCGGTTCTACTGCGATAGCAATTCTCCATGCTCCGTTTATGATATGTGGGGTTTCCTGTCCGTAACTGGTGAGCCATCAGAAAGCACACTACACGCCATCACAGCCAGCGAGTATGCGGACAGGCAGAAAAACCCACGTAGCCAGTATTTTGACACGTCCACGAATACGTTGCAGGACTACACGCCTGCTCCGGTTGCAGTACCTCTCAAAACACAGGCCGCTACGGCACAGGCTTGGATACAGCAGCAGGCGAACCTTGCCGCAGCCATGGGCGAAGCTTTTACGGCGGACATGAAAGCCTACGTGAAAGCGGTCAATGCCATCGCCAGTGGAGCGGATACCACCAGCACCGCATTACCTGCCCAGCCCGCAGATATACTCACGTCATAAGCCTTGTACACGCTGCATAATTACGGTAACATGATACCGTAATTCGCCCTCTCGCGCTTCGGCAGCTAGGGCGGCCTTCTTCCCAAATTTGCAGGTATAGCATGGGTGAAGCCGCCGCTATCAGTAGCGAAGCCCCGGTTGGTGTTTACATCACTCGTCCAGAGTTCTCCGAGCGCATGAGCGCCCTCACCAGCAATGTGAGGCTGGTGGAGGCTGACGTGGTAAAGATCAAATCCAAGCAGGATACGCAGCAGGCTACCCTAAATGAAATTCTGACCGCCGTTCAGAAGCAGGGCAGCTTCAAGAACTCGCTCATTGCTGGATTTTCTGGGCTTGGAGGCGGAATAGCTGCCGGAACTGTTTACCTGCTGCACTGGCTGACGCAATGAGCGGCCTGTATCTTCCCCATGTGCGTGATATGTGGGTTGCGCCTGCGCTTGCTGCCCTGCCTGCGCCTCTCAATACCCTGTCCGCCCAGCAGGGGGTTCTCGGGATTGGGCTGAAAGAAAGTGGGTACACTTACCTCAAGCAACTTGGCTCTGGTCCGGCTCTTGGCTTCTGGCAGATGGAACCGGCCACCCATGACGATATGTGGGCGAATTTCATTCGGTACCGCTCCTATCTGCAAAAGCCCCTATCCGCGCTCGCCGGTGGACGGCCCAGCGCACAGGCCCTTGTAACAAGCCCCGTTTATGCTGCCGCCATGTGCCGGGTTCATCTGTTCCGGCAGCCGGATGCGTTGCCGCCCGCTGGCGATGCCACCGCATGGGCGGCCTACTGGAAGCAGCATTACAACACGCTGGGAGGTGCAGGCGTGGCTGCGCAGGCCATCCCGATTTTCCGTGCTGCGATGGATGCCTGATATGGACCCCACCACGCTCCTTGCGTCCCTCTTAAGCTACGTCCTCCCCATGCTGCCCGCCAAGTGGGCGGCGGATGTAGCATCCCTTGGCATCGTCCTCGCCGGTACATGCGCGATAGCCGCCCGGCATTGGCCGAGACCAAAAGACGGTAGCAAATGGCTGTGGCTGTATTCCCTTGTGAATGCCATTGGGCAGAACGCAGGGCATGCCACGAATGCTGATGATGTTGCCACCAAAACCACAACCCACAATTGACTGGAGCCCGTCATGGATACACAGGCACTTATCACCGCCGGTGAGGCCGTTTTCACCACCGTTTCTGGCAAGGCTCTTTCCGCCAACATCACTGCCAATATCGCGGATGCTGGCTCACTGGTCGCGCTGGCCCTGACGCTGGTAGAGCGGAACACTGAATTTAATGTGTCTGGAGTGGTCGATGGCGTCACTCAGATTCTGTCTGGCGTCAACGCCACCATTCAGGCAGCAAAGACCAAGGCGGTTAACGCAACCGCATCCTCTGGCGGCGCGTAAGGGAGGCTGATATGGCTGTGACAGCGAACGACCTTGCCGCCGTAGGCATCGCTCCGCAGGCCGCCTCGGTCATTATGCGGGCAATTGCAGAGGCGGCGTCTGGCGGGGGCTATACGCTTCCGGCGGCAAGCTCTGCCGCTATCGGTGGCGTTAAGATGGCCGCAAATGTTGCCAATGCCGGAGCATCCTCAGCAACGGATGTAGCCGGGGCCGTTGCTGACCTGAACGCTCTGGCAACCAAGTTCAACGCCGCGCTGGCTGGTATGCAGGCAGCGGGTCAGATGGCTTCGTCTTGACCGCTTATTTCTGGGGGGCGCTCGCAATCATTGCGATTGGGGCGCTCATCGCGCTTGTGGTCTATGCGACAAAAGCAGGCCGCAACGCGCAGAGCGTGGCCACGGATAAGGCAGCGGTGGGCGATGCTCAGGCCGCGACTGCTACCACCGAATCCATGGCTAAGGCGCAGGCCGAGGGTCCGCAGAGCAAAGACCAGTTACTTGACCGGCTGGACGCTGGGACGGGGTGAGTCGGAAATGAAGAAAAAAACGCCGTTTATGGCTGTTTTCTGCTTATTTCTGGCGAGTTGCTCAAGTCAGAAGATCAAACCAATCTGCCCCCAGATTGCCCCATGGTCGGCAGAATTCCAGAAGCAGGCGGCTACGGAGCTTCGAGCCAACCCCACGCTTGTGGCGCTACCAGAGATTGCCCGGCAGGACGTGGTTTTGCGCGATCAGGTGCGGGCTTGTCAGGCAGGGGAGTGACAAGACCATTTTCCTGACGCCGGGAAAATGGCCAGACCAACGGCGCTCATGGGTAGCGGAGAGCCGTTGGCTTGGCCGCTATAGCATGGGGATTGCGGCGGAAGTTAGGTGGGGACTTTATCGGAGAAATGACGGGCTTCCACCGACTGCCAGATGCAGGACGAGCCGGAAGCATCTGTCTGTACACCATGCGCTCACACGGAGCCATTAGCGTACCTTGCGCCATGTGCACCTGACGACTTCCAGAGGTGACGATAGGCATTTATTCCGCCTAGAGCGCACTCGGGTCTGGCGCCCGCCAACAATTTCCAATTAGGAAACAGTTGGAGCCTGAAACTGGGGACGCGAGCGGGACTTGAACCCGCACATTATCCGACCATTAAGCTCCCATCGGATTGCTCCGAAACTCATGGCGGACTGTTCTACCGACGAACTCCCGCGTCATGTTGCTACGGGCCGAGCTTGATACCGGCTAATGCGTCGGATTGTATCCGATATTCAATGTCGCTTTCGCACCTATGTTGTCATGTTTCCCGCGCGCAGAGGGCTGACCTCACATAGCATTGAGCGTGTCCATCCACGCCGCCGTAGCCCTGACAGGGTAGTACAGGTTTGGGGTGTTGTACAAGGGGGAAGTGTGAGAATTGGTTACTGGTTATAAAATGGTTATCCGCATCATCGCGTTGAATATATATCGCTAAAATCTGCCATTTTTTAAGATAGAGAACATTCTTGACATGGTAGGGGTCACAGGTTCAATCCCTGTTGCGCCCACCATTCCTGAGCCGCAGTATTCTGCGGTTTTAACCATGTCTTCCGCTGAAATTTTCCACTCGTTTAAATCTATTTCAGTCCACCATTGTCTATGGTTTCATACTGGTATCTGTGGAAAATCCGTGGAGCATTTTAGTTCGCATTCCCCACGTGCGGCCCCTCCCTCCACCACCTCTCTATCTGGTCCTTATATGCCTCTGGCATCAGCTTGGCGTATATTGTCACCGTATTGATGTTGCTCCATGCGCCGTCCGTTTGGAGCCGGAGAAGGTCTCGGTGCACGCAGTAGTGCCAAGAGGCCCACGTGTGCCGAAGATCGTGCGGCGTGAAGTCCGGAACAAAGCACGATTGCAAAGAAGTTTGGCCTGCAGGAATCCATTCACGCAATCGCCCTGGCAGGCCCGCGCGCCGGCAAGCTCCTGCCCATCCGTTTTTTATCTGGCCGCCATATTGCCTTGCAGAGTTGTGGTACCGCTCACCGATAACGGAGCCTTTTCGGGTTTGCGTGACGGGGCGGAATACGTGACCTTCCCGCCATTCTATGCGCTTCAGCCAGTCAATCACGCATGGCGGCATATCAATGCGCCTCTGGTTCCCCTGCTTCTGCCAGACGACAGCGCGCGCGCCCCACAAATCAACATCACTCCATTCCAGATCGAGGGCCTCAGACAGTCGGCAGCCGGTCCCGATTAGAAAGACGAATAGGGGCTGCAAGTGTATGGCGGCATGAGCCAC